AGGCGGCCCTGCATCAGGAACAGCTCTGGAATGCCGCGCGGCAACTGAAGCAGTTCTCGGTGGCCGAACTCGCTTTCGCCGCATCGACCGATACGGCGGTGCCGCGGCGCACCGCGCAATGGTACGTCCGGCACCTCGTGCTGGCCGGCCTTGTGACGGTCGCCTGGAAGCAGGGCGCGAGTCACGCGCACGTCTATCGCGTGAACCCGGAAGCCGCATCGAAGCCCGCGGCGCCGCGCGTCCTGCGCCTGCACGTGGTCTACGATCCCAACAGCGGCGAAGTGATCTTCGCCGCCAAATCCGCGCAGGAGATTGCACCATGACCCCGGCCTTCACCGTGGGCGGGCATCGCCTGCCTTTCGAGATCATCCAGTCGGGCCGCGATCTCTGCATCGTCGACGCCGCAGGCTCGCTCGTCGCCGTGGTTCCCGAAGACGACCTCGATTTCCAGTCCGCGATCGTCACGGCGGTGAACGGCTATCCGCTGCTCGCCGAGGCGCTCGATCGCGCCGCCCGCGCGCTCAACGTGATCGCGATGTCGCTGCCGGCCGCAAGCCGCGAGGCGCGCACGATCGTCCAGCGCGAGGCCATCGCAGCGGCGGACGCGCTCGCGCTCGCGGTCCCCGGGGCGTGCAGCCTTCAGGCCCGTGTGGACGCGGTTGCCGGCGCGGTGCGCCGCGCGACGAAAGGGGACTCAGCATGAGCCGCGGACCCAAGCCGGGCACGGTGACCAAGACCGATTTCGTCGCCAAGGTGCGCGCGGCGTATGGCGCCGCGCTGCCGGACTGGATCGAGGCGCTGGCGGAAGAGTGCACGCGCCGTTCGGCGGCGGCGGTCGCCGAGACGATCGGCTATTCGCCCGCCGTCATCAGCCACGTGCTGGGCAATCGCTACACCGGCGACATCCGCCGCGTCGAAGAGAAAGCCCGCGGCGCGCTCATGGGCGCATCGGTGACCTGCCCGGTGCTCGGCGAGCTTGCGCGTAACCGCTGCCTCGACGAGCAGCGCAAACCCTTCGCGACGACCTCGTCGATCCGCGTGCGGCTGCATCGTGCCTGCCGATCGGGCTGCCCGCACGCGCGCTTGAAGGGGCATTAAAAATGCCGCCGGAGCCCGCCATCCGCCTGATCATCGAGTGCGTGTCGGCCGCGTTCGGCGTGTCGGCGCGCGACATCGTCTCGCCCCGCCGCAGCGCCGAATGCCTGCAGGCCCGCCGGGCGGTCTATCTGCTCGCGAGAGAGCTCACGACGAAGTCCTATCCTGCGATCGGGCGCGCCATAGGGGACCGCGATCATTCGACTGTCCTTGAGGGCGCCCGCCGTGCGCAGAAGTGCGCCGAAGAGAGCGAGGCTTTTCGCGCGCTGGTCGCCGCGTCACGGGCCGCGATCGAGACGATGAGCGTCTTCGTGCACCGCCGGCACGAGCGCGCGGAGCAGACAGCGGCCATCTCGCAGGTCGCCACGCGCCTGGCCGACACCGATCCGCTCGCCCTCGCGCGCGCGATCCTCGATGGCGGTCACGCCGCCGCCATGCGCGCGACGCCGCTTGCGGTCTTCGCACTCGCCGGCCGTGTCGCCGCCTGCGAGGAGCTCGGCGCGCTCGCAGCGCGGCTCGTCGCCGTGATGGACGAGCGCGACGACCCGCTGGTCACACCGCTGCGGCGGCGCGAGCTGGCGATCGAAGCGCAATCCCTCATTCCCGAAGTCGCGCGCGTGCTGCGCGAGGTCGGTCATGCAACGCAAACGCAAACGGAGAACGCTGATGGCAAAAGCGAACAAGCAGAAGACCGCAACACCGAACCTGCCGGTGCCGCAGACGCGCGATGAGGCGGCCGCCGTGCTGGCGCGCATCGGCGTGCTCTCGCGCGAGGCCGGCCGCATCGAAGCGGACATGAACGACCGCATCGCCGAGATCAAGGAGGCCGCCGAGAAGACCGCCGAGCCCAAGCGCGCGGAGGCGCAGGCGCTGCTCAACGGCCTGCGCACCTGGTGCGACGCCAACCGCAACGCCCTCACCCGCGGCGGCGTCGTGAAGTTCGCGGACCTTGGCACCGGCAAGGTGTCGTGGCGCGTGCGCCCGCCGAAAGTCACGCTGCGCGATGTCGAGGCCGTCATCGCGCGCATCGAGACGGCCGGCCTCGCCGAGCGCTTCCTGCGCGCCACGGTCGAAGTCAACAAGGAGGCGATGCTGGCGGACGCCCCGCTCGCGCGCACGATTGCGGGCGTGACCATCAATTCCGCGGGCGAGGACTTCATCGCCGAGCCGTTCGAGGCAGCGCTGGAGGCCAAGCCGTGAGCGCGCCACGCGCCAGCGCCCGCCAGATCGGCGCCATCCATGCACTCGCCGCAAAGGCCGGCATGGACGAGGACACCTATCGCGATTTCCTCGCGCGCGAAGCTTCCGTGCGCTCCGCGAGCACGCTGACCGCGAGCGCGGCGGGCAGCGTTATCGACAAGCTCAAGGACTTGGCCGGCCAGCCGTCGCCGGCCAAAGGCGCGGTCGCCGGCCTCAACACGCCCGTCGCCGGCAAGATGCGCGCGCTGTGGATCGCAGGCTGGAACCTCGGCCTCGTGCGCGACCGCACCGATCGCGCGATGCTGTCTTTTCTGGAGCGGCAGACCGGTGTCTCACACGTGCGCTTCCTCGCGCATCCCTCCGACGCCACGAGCGCGATCGAGGCGCTCAAAGACTGGCTCGCGCGCGACGGCGGCGTCGCGTGGCCAAAGGAGCGCGACGACGTGCTCGGCCAGAAATGGTCGGTGCTGCGCGCCCAATTGCGCAAGCTGGTTCAGCTCGGCGCGCTGGAATCGGATGCGCTTGAGAACGTGGCCTCGTTCGCCCTCAAGGCCGCTGACAAATCCGACTGGCGCGCGCTCGACAGCCGCGACTGCGATCTCGTCTCGGCCGCGCTCGGCCGCAGGCTGCGCGCCATCCTAGAGCGTGCGGAGGCCGATCATGCGGAATGAGCCCAGATTCAACTGGAGCGACGACGCGGTCGAGCGTCTGAAGGTGCACGTTGGCGCCGGCATGAGCTCGTCCGAAATCACACGCGCACTGATGCAGGAGTTCGGCGGTCCGCTTTCGCGCAACGCGGTCATCGGCAAGGTGTCGCGGATCGGGCTGGTGCTGCACGGCGCACGCCTGCCAAAGAAGCCGGTGCCGCCGCGGCCGCCGCGCGATCGCCGCGTGATCATCCGGCGCCCGCCTCCCGCGGCGGCTGCGCCCAAACCTGCGCCGGCCGCCGCGCCCGCCGTCTTGCCGCCCGGCGGCGGGGTGAAGCTCATCGACCTGCACGAGCATCATTGCCGCTGGCCCTACGGCGACCCGCAGCGGCCGGATTTCCGCTTCTGCGGCTGCCAGCGCGACCCGCGCGCCTGGCTGCCGTTCTGCGAGGCGCACTTCAGGGAAGGGACCGCGCCGTGAAGCCGGGCATCAAGCAGGGTGGGCTCGTCGGCTTTGCGGTCTGGCAGAGCGAACGCAAAGGCAAAGAGCAAGCGCGCGGCACCGCACGGCGCTCGACCACTTCGACGAAGCCACCCGGGCGCGCTCCCGACCGCGTGCGCAGGATCTCCACCGAAGTGCCGCCGGATGTCGAAGAAGCGTTCGTGGTCGAGTGCGCGCGGCGCGGCATGAGAAAGTTCGAGCTCGTCCGCCGCGTGCTGGAAATCATCGCCGACGACAACCTGTTCGATGCGGTGCTGGGAGAGCGAGTGAAACCCCATCCCTGCCGCAAACCGCGCCATCCGCGCCGCATCGCGCTCGACTACGAGAAGCTGCTGGCGGCCGATGCCGGGCTCGCGAGCCTGCACGCGACCTGGTCGGCGGCCGGCTATGAGGTGACGAGCGCGCGGCTCTGGCGGCGCGGCGACGGCGCCTTCACCGCGCGGATCGGGTGGCGCAGCCGCGTCCACGCCTGCGCCACCGTCATCTGCACGGTGTCGGGCATCGAGCTGCCGGGGGCCGCGCTGCGATGAGCGGGCTTCGCCAGATCCCGCGCTGCGACTGGCCGCGTCTCGTGAGCACGCGGCGCGAGGACGTCGAGCTTTTCGACAAAGCCTTCGCGAAGATCAATTGCTTCCAGCTCATGGACGATTGCACCGTCACGCGCTGGCGGCTGTGGCGCTTCCCCGACGGCTCGTTCGCCGCGCGCGCGCTGTGGCGCCGGCCGGCGCCGCCGTTCGCCGCGATGCGCCTGACCACGGTCGGCGACAATCTCTGCTTTCTGCGCTGCGCGCCGGGGCTCGCGCTATGAGATTGCCCGGCATCCTCGCGGAAATCGCCGAGGTTGCGGGCGAGCCCGCCGCGATCGCGCTCGCCGCGCGCGTCGGCGGCATGCGCATTTACATTCCGGCGCGGGTCACTGATGACCATTGGCTGGCCGAATGCGTCGGCCGGCGCGCGGCCGAGAAAATCTGCGCACACTTCGCGATCGACGGCTCGGGCCAGCGCATTGACGTGCCGCTGGCCGGCGGCGGCGCCTACCCGCAGCTCAAGCGCGCGATCGCGCGGCGCCTGCACGAGCTCGACCGCCAGGGCAAGTCCGCGCGTGAGATCACGCAGGCGGTCGGCGTCACCCAGCGCACCGTGCACCGCCATCGTGCCGCGCATCGCGGCGGCAAGAACGACAAGCAGGGTTCGCTGTTCTAGGCTTGAAGCGGCCTTCAAGGCCGCACGCCGCTTGCGCCCCTCAACAGGGCTCTGACAGCCGTCAGGGTCGTTTCGAGACAAATCGGGATGCAATCTGACCGCTCGGGTGATCGAGCGGGAATGTCTGTGCGCGTCTTCTTCCGCCAACACGGTTTCATCATCGCTGCGATCGGCCTCGCTCTCGCGGCCGTCGCGGCGATACCGAACGGAGTGACGTGGATGCAGCAAAGCCTCGCGCGCGATTGCATGGAGACGGCTCTGCGCGGCGAGGACATCCTGCGCGCGCTGGAAGCGCAGCCGCTGGGCGCGGGCGAGGATTTCTCGGCGATCGCAGCGACACTCGCCGCCGAAGCGCGGCGTCAGGCGCTCTCGCTCGAACTGACGCATTCGCTGGCGGCCCAGCTCGACGGCGCAGCGGGACCGGGCGGCGCGCCGGGCGTGCGGGTCGCGGTGCACGAGCTCAAGCGCGACATCCGCCACCTCATCGCCGCGGCCGTGCTGCTCAACGCGCTCGCCGCACACGAAGCCGAAGTGCGCATGCTGCTCGGTCTCGACGCCGAGCCGGCGCCGGCCAACCGTAACGACGGCTGCAGGCGGGAGGCGTCATGATCGACGAAGCGCACGCAAAATTCATGGCCCGCGTGCTTGTGGGTGGAGCCGTCATCGCGCTCGCGACCGCGCTGCTGGTCGGAATCCTGATCGGCCGCGCCGCCAGCCACGAATGGTATCCGGCCGAATGCTGTTCCGGTCATGACTGCACGCCGGCCGCGCCCGGGCGCATCGGCGTCACCGCGCAGGGCTATGTGGTCGACGGACGCTTCACGGTGCCGTTCGCAGAGGCGCGCCGCAGCCTCGACGGCCGCTATCACGTCTGCTTCCCGGCGCCCGACACCCTGCGCTGCCTGTTCGTGCCGCCGGCCGGGAGCTGAGGCGTGCGGGAAAACTTCCAGAAATCGCTCGACCGCGTGCTGGCGTACGAGGGCGGCTATTCCAACGACCCCGACGATCCGGGCGGCGTGACGCTGCAGGGCATCATCCAGCGCGTCTATGACGGCTATCGGATTCGCGCGGGCAAGCAGACCCAGCCGTTGCGGCGCGACATGCTCGGCACGCCCGAATGGCAGCGCGAGCGCAACGACATCTACCGGCGTCAGTATTGGCTCGCCGTGAAGGGCGACGAGCTGCCGGCCGGCCTCGACTTCGTGATGTTCGACGGCGCGGTCAATTCCGGCCCCGGCCAGGCTGTCAAGTGGCTGCAGCGCGCGTTGCAAGACGACGGCCTTTATCGCGGGCGGATCGACGGCGATTGCGGCTTGTCGACCCTGGCCGCCATGCACGCGCATCCCGATCATGACTTGCTGATTGCCGGCGTGCTGAGGCGCCGCCTCGGCATGCTGCAAAGCCTGCGCACGTGGCGCAAGTTCGGCAAAGGCTGGAGCGCGCGCGTTGGCAGCGTACGCGCCATCGGCCAGGCATGGGCCTCTGGCTCGATCGGCCCGCAGCCGCTCAAGGTCGCCGGCATCGGCGGCAACGCCAAGGGCTATGCCGGCGACGTCGCCGTTGCGCTTATTTCGCAGGAGGCCGGCACCAACACGGCGGCCGGCGGCACCGGCCTCGCCGCGTTGGTGCAGGGCGCGGCCGCGACCATCGGAGATTATGCGAGCCTGCATCGCTACGTCGCCTATCTCGTCGTCGCACTCACGGTCGCGGGCGCGCTGATTGCCATCGGCGGCGCGGTCTCGGCCTTCATCTCGTCGCGCCAGAACGCGCGCGCGCAGCGCGCGATCGACGGCGACGTTCTCGCCGAGCTGCCGGCGCTGGCGCTGGCGCCCGCCGCAGCATCCGCACCGCGCCGCAAACGCCGCAAACCAGGAAAGGCTTGAACGTGCCGAAAACAGTCCCTTCAACCAGCGACGAGCGCACCATCAACAACCTGATGCGTCATTCGTACCGGGCGCTGACCGAAGCCGAAAAGCTGCAGATGCAGCAAGTGAAGGATCAAGGTTCCGCCTTCGTGGCTCTGTTGCACGAGATCGGCGCGAGCGATCCGCAAGCCGGGCGGCAGGCCGGGCGCGAGCTTTCGATCGCGCAGACCAAGATCGAAGAGGCGGTCATGTGGGCCGTCAAGCACATCACGCGGTGACGCCATGTGGCCCTCGATCGTCGTCTGGTTTGCGACCTCCCGCACCGGGCGCGCGTTGGCCGCGGCCGGTGCGCTGGCGCTTGCGGTCGGCATCGCGCTGCTCAAGGCGTTCGGCGCCGGCCGCGCCGCCGAGCGCGCCAAGCAGGACCGCGCCTCGCTCGACAATCTGCGTGACAGGAACGAGATCGACCATGAGATCAATACGCTTGGGCCTGGCGATCTTGATGATCGCGGCCGCCGCTGGGTGCGCAAGTCGAAATGACGGCAATGCCTGCGACGGCTGGCAGCCGCTCATCGTCAGCGAGTTCACCTGGGCGGTCATGACCGACGACGAAAAGCGCGCCGTGACCGCTCACAATGAGTTCGGCGAGCGGAATTGCGGCTGGAGGCCGGTTGAGTAATGCATGACATTCTGCCGTGGCTCGGCCCGATCATCGCGCTCGCCTCGCTCGCCTACACCATCATCAACAGCCGCTCGAAGGCGGCGGCACAAAAGGTGCAGCTGCTCGAAACCAAGATCGACCGCGCGATCGACCGCGACCGCGCGATCGAGGAACGCGTCTCGCGCGTGGAGAACGAGCTGCGTCACCTGCCCAACAAGGAGGTCACGCACCGATTGGAGATCGCGATGGTCGAGTTGAGCGGCAAGATGGATGCCTTCACCGAGCAGCTTAAGCCCGTCAACGCGATTTCGAGCCGGCTGCAGGAGCTGTTGCTGGAGAAAGCCACCCGATGAGCGCCGACATCATCCGCGCCGAGGCGCGTCTCATCATCCTGCGCGCGCTCGCCGACGAGCCGCGCTACTCGCTCAACGAGACGCTGCTGCAGGCGCAGCTCGAAACCTTCGGCATTGCGCGCTCGCGCGGCTGGGTGCGCGAGGAGCTGCGCCGGCTCGAAGACCTCGGCGGCGTGACGATCACCGAGGCCGGCACCGTGATGATCGCGACGCTGACGGAGAAGGGACGCGACCATATCGAGCGGCGGCTGGTGATCGACGGAGTGAAGCGGCCGAGTCCGCGGGAGTGAGCGGTGGGCGGCGAGAAACATACGCGCGGCCGTCTCTCGACGCTCGACACGCTGCCGGAATGGGCGGACGAGGCGCGGCTGTGGGCGTTTGCCGAACTTAAAAAGCGGCGGCTGAGCCAGCTCGATATTCTCGAAAAATTCAACGCCAGACTGCGCGCCGCCGCGCTCGGCCAGGGCCTGACCGGCGACGATGTTCCCCAGGTATCGCGCTCTGCCTTCAACCGCGCCGCCATGAAGCTTGCCATCCTCGGCCGGCGCCTGGAGGAGACGCGCGAGATTGCCGCGGCGCTGGCACCCAAGCTCGACCAGGCCGGCGACAATTCCGTGACGCTGCTTGTTTCCGAGACGATCAAGACGCTGATCAGCGAAATGCTCGCCAATGCCGGCGAGCTCAAGCCCGACGGCGCGACCGCCGAAATGCTGATGATGACCGCCCGCGCGCTGCACGCGGCCGAACAGGCCAAGCGCATCAGCGCCGAGACCCGCAAGAAGATTGAAGCGGAGTTGAAAGAGAAGGCGGCCGCGGCCGTGGAGAAAGTTGCAAGGATGCAGGGCGGTACGCCTGAAAGCATCGCCGCGCTCAAGGCCGCGATCGGCGTCCAGATCAAGGATCGCGGCTGATGGAAACCGTCGGCGCCGATCTGCACGGGCGCGCCATCGGCCAGGCGCAATGGGCGTCGCTGCGCGCGAATGCCGATCCGGCCGAAACGTCCGACATCCTGTTGCGTTACCAGCGCCGGCTGCTCGAAACGACGGCGCTGCATCAGGTGACGCTATGCGAGAAGTCGCGCCGCACCGGCATGACCTGGGCGGCCGCGGCGGACGCGGTGCTGACTGCGTCCGCGGCGCGCGATGCCGGCGGCATGGACGTTTTCTACATGGGCTACAATCTCGACATGGCCCGCGAGTTCATCGACACCGCGGCGATGTGGGCCGAGTCGTTTGGCGAAGCGCTCGCCGAGGTCGGCATCGAGCCCTATCTCTTCGACGATGCCGGCACGCCGATCCAGGCGTTCCGGATCAGGTTCGCTTCCGGCTACGAGATTCGTGCGCTCGCGTCACGGCCCCGTTCGCTGCGCGGCCTGCAGGGCTATCTGATCCTTGATGAGGCCGCCTTTCACGACAGCCTGCAGCAGGTGGTCGACGCCGCCGTGCCGTTCCTGATGTGGGGCGGCAAGATTCTGGTGATCTCCACGCATTTCGGCGAGGCCAATGCCTTCAACCGGATGATCGAGGACGCACGCGCCGGCCGCAAGCCCTACAAGGTTCTGCGCGTCACGCTCGACGACGCCTTGATGGATGGCCTCTACCGGCGCATCTGCGAAAAGAACGGCACGCCATGGTCGCCCGGGGCCGAGGCTGCCTGGCGGCAGAACCTGATCGATAATGCCGGCGACGCGGCCGACGAGGAATTCTTCTGCGTGCCGTCGCAGGGCGGCGGCGCGGTGCTCAACGGCGCGCTGATCGAGGCGCGCATGGCGCCGGGCATTCCGGTGCTGCGGTTCGAAAAGCCCGCCGCGTTCGGTTTGATGCCGGAAGCGGTCCGGCGCACCGAGGTCGAGCAGTGGTGCGAGGCCAATCTGCGGCCACTCCTTGAGGCGATGGACCCCAACCTGCCATCGTCGCTCGGCGGCGACTTCGGCCGCGTGCGCGACCTGACGGTCTATTGGCCGCTCGCAACCACGCGCAGCATGAAGCGCATGACGCCGTTCGTCGTCGAGCTGCGCAACATCCCTTTCGAACAGCAATGGCAGATCGGCCGCTATGTCTGCGACCGGCTGCCGCGCTTCTCGGCGGCCAAGCTCGACGCCATCGGCATCGGCGCCCAGCTCTCCGAGACATTCGCCCAGCGCTACGGCGCGCTGCGCGTCGAACAGGTCAAGTTGTCACCTGCCTGGTACGTCGAGAACGTCCCGGCGTTGCGGGCGGCCTTCGAGGACGACGCGCTCGCGATCCCGCAGGACCTCGACATCAAGAAGGACCTGCAATTGCCGGTCATGCGCGGCGGCGTGCCGACCATGCCGCCGCTGCGCGCCACCGGCAGCGACGGCAAGACGCGGCATGGCGACGCGTTCGTGGCGCTGCTGCTGGCCTATGCGGCGAGCCGCGCCGGCTTTGCCGAATACGGCTACGAAACCATGCAAACGATCGGCGGCGGCGAACTGTCGGAGCTCGACGGGTCGCACGAACGCGACGCGCTGGTCGCGGACCGCAGCGACGCATTGTGGTGATGCCATGAAAGAAATCCGCACGCTGAACGGCAAGTTCGATGCGCGCTGCAAGCGCTGCTTCAAGGCGGTCTATCGCTTCTGGGTCGATGATCGGCCGCCGCCGAACGGATGCACCGAAGGCCATGACGACGATATCGCCATGTGCGGCGCGGTCTGGAACGCGCTCGTCTCGATCGTAATTGCGCAGGATCATCTGCGGCGCGACCTTGCGCCGGAGGAGGCGTTTCTGCTCGCCGAGCTCGGCGACAAGGCGAACGCTCTCATGGCCGACATCCGGGCCGGCCGGCCCGCGCCGGACCACAAGCCGAAAGAGCCACGCTACGACCAATCCGGAGCCGTGCACTGATGAACGGACCAGGCGCACTCGTTGACCAATACGGCGACCCTCTGCCTCGACGGCCGCCGCGCGAAGAGATCGCGACCCCGACGGAGATCGGCGTGCGCACGGTCTGGACCGAGCCCGTCGCCTCGGGCCTGACCCCGCAGCGCCTCGCCCGCGTGATGCGCGAATCCGCCATGCCGGGCGGCGACACGCGCGACTATCTCACGCTCGCCGAAGAGATCGAGGAGCGCGAGCCGCACTACCGCGCCGTGCTGACCACGCGCAAGCTTGCGCTGCGCGCGATCACGCCCGAGGTGAAGTCCGTCACCGATGACAAGGCCGATGTCGCGATCGCCGATGCGGTCCGCCGCCTGGTCGCAACGCCGGCTTTCCGGTCGGCGATCGTGGATCTGTGCGACGGCATCGCCAAGGGCTATTCGGTGGTCGAGATCGGCTGGTCGCGCGGCTACGATTTCTGGTCGATCGACGGCCTGAAGTGGCGCGATCCGCGCTTCTTTCAGTTCGACCGGATCAGCGGGAGCGAGCTGCGGCTGCGCGCCGACGGCAATCTCGACGGCCAGCCGCTGCCGGGCGCGAAGTTCATCGTGCACGTGCCCAAGCTCAAATCCGGCATTCCGATCCGCGGCGGTCTCGCGCGCGTCGCGATGTGGATGTTCATGCTCAAGTCATTTTCGCTCAAGGACTGGATGGCGTTTCTCGATGTCTACGGCATCCCCTGGCGGATCGGGAAATGGCATGCGGGCGCCACCGACGACGACAAGCGCGCGCTCCTGCGCGCGGTCTCAGGCATCGCTTCGGACGGCGCGGCGATCGTGCCGGAATCGATGGTGATCGAGCTGCTCGAAGCCAAGAGCAACTCGTCGACGGATGCGTTCGAGAAAATCTGCAAGTATCTCGACATCCTCATGTCGAAGCTCGTGCTCGGCCAGACCACGACGACCGACGCGATCTCGGGCGGACACGCGGTCTCGAAGGAACATCAGGAGGTGCGCCGCGAGCTCCTGACCGCCGACGCCGACGAGCTGGCGACCACGCTGCAGCGCGACCTCGTCGAGCCGTTCGTGTACTTCAATTTCGGCATGCCGAAAAACGGCATGCCGCTCCTGACGCTGCCGGTGACCGAGCCGGAAGACCTCAAAGCCCTGATGGACGTGGTCAAGGACTTTGTCGATCGCGGCGGCCGCATTTCCGAATCCGAACTGCGCGACCGCATCGGCTTTGCCGATCCCGGCCGGGACGAAGCGGTACTGCATCCCGCCGGCAAGCCGCCTGTGGCGAGCGACGGCGGCAAGCGCGCGCTCAATCGGGGACGGCCGTGCCCCGATTGCGGCGGCGTACACGGCGTCGCACTCAACAATGCGGGCTTCGAAATCGAGGACGAGATCGACGCGCTCGGCGCGCGCGCGGCCGATTGGGAAGTCATCGATCCGGTGACCGGCCCGCTCATCGCGCTCGCGCGCGAATGCACGTCGTTCGAGGAGCTCCTGGCGCGGTTGCCCGACGCCGTGCGCGCGATGAAGCCCGACGAGCTCATGCGGCGGCTTTCGAAGGCGACGGCGATCGCGCGCGGCCTCGGCGACCTGGCGGACTGACATGGCCGGGCCGGAGCCGCGCATCGGCGAGGTCACGCCGCCGGCCGATGTGTTGGATTATTTCCGCGCCAAGCAGCTCGCGCCGCGTTTCTCATGGCTCGACGTGTTCGGACAGGAGCACGCGCACGCCTTCACGGTTGCAAAGGCCGTTGAAGCCGACGTGCTGGTAGCCTTCCGCGCCACGATCGACGACGCGATCGCGCGCGGCCTGACCTATGAGGACTGGGTCAATGCGCTGGAGCCGAAGCTGCGCACGCTCGGCTGGTGGGGGCCGCGCAAGGTCGCCGATCCGGAGACCGGCGAACTCAAGCGCGTCGATTTCTCGTCGCCGCGCCGGCTGCAGAACATCTTCTCGTCAAACATGCGCGCGGCGCGCGCCGCCGGCCAGTGGGACCGCGCGCAGGCGACCAAGGACGTGCTGCCGTATCTTTTCTATGTGCGCACGACGGCGAACGAGCCGCGCGAGGAGCATCTCGCATGGGCCGGCATCGTGCTGCCGGTCGATCACGCATTCTGGGACACGCACTTCCCGCCGAACGGCTGGGGCTGCAAGTGCTCGGTGCGTCAGATCGGCCGCGCCGAGGCGCGGCGGCGCGGCGGCGTCTCGCGCGATCCGCAGGTCGAGACGTTTGCGTTCCGCAATCGCCGCACCGGCGAGACGATCGCAGTGCCGGCCGGCATCGATCCCGGCTGGCACACAAACCCGGGCAAGAGCCGCGCCGCCGGACTCGGCCGCGTGCTCGCCGACAAGATCGCGCGCATCGAAGGGGCGGAGCTGCGGCGCGCCGCGATCGCCGCGATCGTGGCGTCAGAGCAGTTCGCGCGCATGCTTGCGGGCCGCGCGCCGCGCCAGGCGGCGCTGCCGGTCGCCGAGCTGCCTGCCGCGGCGCGGCTGCCTGACACGCATTCGGCGATCGTGCTCATGTCGCACGAGAGCGCCGCAAAGCAGCTCAGGCGTCATCCGGAGGCGACCGCGCGCACCTATGCGCAGCTTCAGGACTTCGCGCGCCGCGCGGCGCCGATCTTCGACCGCGACGTCGTGCACCTGGTCGGCGAGATCGACGGCGAACTCTGGCACGCGGTCGTCAAGCGCACGCGCTCGGGGCGCGCGGTGTACCTGACGAGCCTGCACCGTATCCGGCCCGACGACGTCGAGCGCGTGCGCAGGCGGGCGGCAAGGCAATTGCTGGGAGAGTGAACGCCTGGAGGGTCGCAAACCCCTCGCGGGTCAAGCCCGGTCGTGCGAATGGCTCAGGCGTACCCCTAAAATAAGCCGATCCGGTAAAAAATCAAATTCGCCACCGGCGCATTTTCGGCGGCGCGCCGGGGCCAGCCTACCGGCCGGAGCCGGACGGCCTACCAAACCCCTTCAAAACCCCTTCAACGCCGGGATTAATTCCCGCCGGTCGGCCCGCTCGGCCGGCCCCTGACGCGATCGCGGAGACTTGCGCGCCGATACCGCGCCGGGCGATGTAGGGATTCGCATCGCTCGTCGCACCGTCACCGCGCCGCCCTGACACCTGTCAGGGTGGCGGGCAGCGGGGCGCGCGACCCATACAGGCCGGCATGTCCGGCCACAACACCATCACTTTCGCCACCGCCATCAACGCCGCGTCGGGCGCGCCGTCCGAAATCGTGCTGCTGCCGGCGGGCGCCGTGCAGGGTCGCGACGGGCGCGCTTTCGTCAACGACCGGCCCGACGACGTCATCGCCGCGTTTGCGGCCGGCGGCGCCGACCTGCCGGTCGATCTCGAACACGCAACCGAGCTCAAGGCGCCCAAGGGCGAGCCGGCACCAGCTCACGGCTGGATCAAGCGGCTGATCAACCGCGACGGCGCAATCTGCGCACAGATCGAATGGACCGAGGCCGGCGCGCAGCTCGTCGCCGGCAAAGCCTATCGTTACGTCTCGCCCGCATTCCTGCATCAGCGCGACAACGGTCGCGTGATGCGGCTCCTCTCGGTCGGGCTGACCAACCGGCCCAATCTTCACATCCCCGCGCTCAACTCAACTCAGGAGACCAGCATGGATCGTGCAGCAATCGCTGCCGCGCTCGGCATCGCGACGTCGGTGACCGACGCCGACGTCGTCACGGCGATCAACTCGCTCAAGTCGCAAGCCGCAACCCCCGACCCCGCGCGCTTCGTGCCGCGCGCCGATCTCGACCAGGCGCTCAACCGCGCAACGACCGCCGAGCAGAAGCTCGCCGACATGGCCAAAACGGCGAGCGAGCAGAAGGCCGCAGCGCTGATCGACCAGGCGGTCAAGGACGGCAAGATCGCGCCGGCCTCGAAAGAGCACTACCTCGCGCTCTGCCGCGCCGACGGCGGCTTCGCGCAGGTCGAGGCGCTGCTCAAGACACTGCCGAAGATCGCGGGCGAGACCGGCCTCGACCAGCGCCGCGCCGACGATCCGCCGCTCGACACGTCCGACCCGATCGCGCTCGCGAGCCAAGCACAGGTCTATCGCGAAGCGCAGGCCAAGCTCGGGATCAATCTGTCGATCGCCGATGCGGTCGCCGCCGTCAAGGAGACTCGCAAATGAACGTGCCGACGCTGATCCGCTCGTTTCTCACCTCGGCCGCCGTCGCCGGCCGGCGCATCGTGAAATTCTCCGACGCCGCAAACACCGACAAGGTCGCGCTCGCCGCCGCCGCAACCGAGGGCCTGGCCGGGATTTCCGACGCCTATGGCGCCGACGCCGGCAAGATGCTCGACGTCGTCCAGGGCGGCGTCGCTGCGGTCAAGCTCGGCGGCACCGTGGCGGCCGGCGATCCGCTGACGAGCGACGACGAAGGCTGCGCGGTCAAGTGCGTGGCCGCGGCCGGGGAGACGCGCATGTATGTCGGCTTCGCGCAGGCGCCCGGCGTCGAGGGCGACGAGATCGCCTGTCTCGTCGTGCCCGGCCTCATCCACGCACCCGAAGTCGAAGCCTAAGTAACGCGCAAAGGAACAGCATCCCATGGCCCCCAATCGTCCTTTCATCGTCGACCCGGTGCTTACCGCCGTTGCGGTCGGCTACCGCAACGAGGCGCAGACGCTCATCGCCGACGAGGTGCTGCCGCGCGTGCCGGTTGGCGCCGAGAAATTCAAGTGGACCGAGTATCCGCTTGAAGAGGCGTTCAACCTGCCCGACACGCGCGTCGGCCGGCGCGGGCGCGTCAGCCAGCTGGAATTCGGCGGCACCGAGAAAACCGACGAGGTCGAGGATCACGGCCTTGAGACCTCGATCCCCAATTCCGACATCGAGGCGGCGCGCGTTGCGCGCGAGCAGAAGCGCTCGACCTACGATCCCGAAGGCCACTCGACGATGATGCTGATGGACACCGTGCTCAATGCGCGCGAAGCGCGCGTGGCGGCGCTGGTCCAGACGCTCAACAATTACGCGGCGACCCGCCGCGTCACGCTCGCCGGCAACTCGCAGTTTTCGGACTACGCCAATTCCGACCCCATCACCGTGATCAAGACCGGGCTCGAAAGCACGCTCGTCTATCGGCCGAACGTGATCGCGATGGGTCAGGCGGTCTGGTCGAAGCTCTCCTCGCATCCGCACATCGTCAATGCCGTGAAGGGCAACCTGACCAACAAGGGCGTGGTCTCGAAGGAGGCTTTCGCCGACCTGTTCGAGGTCAAGAAGGTCCTGGTCGGTGAGGGTTGGGTGAACACCGCCAAGCCGGGCCAGCCCGTCAGCCTCGCGCGCGCCTGGGGCAAGCACGTCTCGCTCCTGCACGTGAACCCGATCGCGCGTCCCGAGCAGGGAATCACGTTCGGCATGACGGCGCAGTTCGGCACGCGAATTTCCGGTCGCATCATCGATCCCGACGTCGGCCTGCAGGGCGGCGTGCGCATTCGCACCGGCGAGCGCGTCAAGGAGCTGATCGTGGCCAAGGACGTCGGCTACTTCATCCAGAACGCGGTCGCGTGAGGAGGACGATCTGATGGCCCGCACCCCGATCCAGACCGACAAGAACGCGCCGACCAAGGCCGAGCTCGAAACAGAGACGGCCGAACGAGAATCCGCTCTGCGAGAGGCGGCCGAGAAAGAACGCACCGAACAAGAAAAGGACGCGGCCGCGTCCGGCCGCAAATCCTTCCCGGTGCGCTCGCCGATCCTGCTCGACGGCAAGCTGCTGGAAGCCGGCGCGACCGTGGCGCTGACGCGCGAGCAGCACACCCAGCTCAAGGACGCCGTCGACGGCGACTGGTGATTTCTTCTCCCGCCCTTTGTCTCCTTGGGGGCGGGACGCGGCGACGGGTCGCGCCGTCGCCGCGCAAGGCCGGAAGAGGCGCCGGCACCCCCGCCGCGAGGCCGCGGCGGGGACTTCTCTGAAAGCGGTCGCGACCGACCCTTGCCCGGTCGCGATTGCCGCGCGCCGGCCGCGATCGGGACGGCCGGCGCGCACCACCAGGACGCAGCATGACCTACGCGACGCGCGCGGATATCGAGACGCTTTATGGCGGCGACGAGCTGCGGTTCGCGCTCAACCTCGCGCGCGAGGCGGTGCTCGCGGCCGGCGACATCGAGCGCGTCGATCGCGCGCTCGCGGAGACCTCAAGTCAGATCGACGCCTATCTCGGCGTGCGCTACACGCTGCCGATCGCGCCGGTGCCCGACGTGCTGCGGGCCTTCGCCGTCGACATGACGGTCTATCGCCTGGCGCTGCGCGTCGGGCGGCCGCGCGATGAGCTGCGCAAGCGCTATGACGACGCGGTCGCCTATCTGCGTGCCGTGGCCAAAGGCGACGCCAATCTTCCGGGCGTGGCGACCGGCACGGCCGGCGCTGGCGGCGAAGCCGGCCAGGGATCGAGCGGCGACGTGCGCTTCACGGGCCGCCCGCGCCTCTTCGATCGTGACAGCGAGGTGATGTCGTGAGCGTTGCGCTCGTCGTCAGTTCGCAGGGTATCGGCGAGGCGGTCAACAGGCTCAACCGGCTTGCCGGCTGGAGCGCAGCCGACGGCGCCCGCCGCATTGCGCCGATTCTTGAAAGTCAGACGCGACGGCGCATCGAAGAAGAGAAAACCGATCCGCAGGGCAAAGCGTGGCCGAAGAATCGCAGCGGCACCTCGATCCTGCTGCGCACCGGGCGCAACTTGCGCGACAGCATCGCGCACCGCACGTCCGGCAGCGACGCGATCGTCGAGGCGCACTGGAAGTATGCACACGTGCATCAGACCGGCATGACCATTCGCCCGAAGACGGCGCGGCGCCTTGTGTTCCGCGTGGGTCAGAACCAGCAGCCGATTTTTGCACGGCAGGTGACGATCCCGCGCCGGCAGTTCATCGGGCTTTCAAGCGCCAATGAAAACGAGATCGTCGAGGAGCTCAACGCCACACTCAAAGAGCTCGGAGGCGCGCCGTGAGCGTGCTGCGCCAGCTCCGCGCTGCGGCGGTCGCGCACGTGAAGGCCGGCATGGCCGCGTTCCGCGACGTGCGTCCGCACGTCGGCCGCTATACGCTGGACGATCTCAGGCGGCTGCACGGCGCCGCGCCCGCCTGCGCGATCGGCATCGTCAATGCCAGCAAGCCGCTACGCCGCGCCTCCGGGGAAATACAGATCGACGCGACGCTTGCGGCCGTAATTGTCACGCGCGCCGCGCGCATCGAGGACGCCGACGACGAGGCAATCGATCTGGCGCTCGATGTCGGCGCGTGCCTGGCGGCGTGGGTGCCAGCCGCGACCGTTCCGAAGGTGATGCCGGCGGCGGACATCCACATGGAGGCGGTCGGCGACGACGAGATCGACCGCAGCGGGCTCGTGGTCTGGGCCGTGATCTGGAAACACGCGGTGACGTTCGGCACCGACCAGGTCGCAGCGAGCCTCGACGACGCGCATCCGCTGCCGCCGACACTGACGGTCGAGGTGGTGCCATGAACGCGGGCGCCATGCTGCCGGACGTGATCCGCGTGTTCGAGGGCTCCAACGGCGACGAGACCCGTCATCTCTATACCCGGCTCGAAAGCATCGGGCCGGCGGGCATCATCGCGATGAACCTGTTTCGCGCCTGCAAATCGTCGGCGCGCGCCAAGGTCTATCGCGGCGGCATCCGCGGCCAGGGCTCCTACCGCGCGATGGCCTATGACCGCAAGCATTGGTCGCTGAAAAATCTCTGCGACGCGCTCACCGCGCATGCCGGCGCGCTCGGCGTCGTCTGGGGCTGGGGCATCGATGACACGCAACCGATGCACCGCCACGTGCTCTATGTGGAGGTCGCGACCGGACAGGTCAGCTTTCATACCGGCGAGCGCCTGCATGGCCCCGATTTTCCGCGCGCCTGGGACGGCGTGCGCGGCGCCGCCGCCGATCGCATCTGCCGTCATATCGCGCGCCTCCTGACCGGCGAGGTGAGCACATGACCGCGATGACCGATCTCGCCAGGATCATCCTCGATCTGGAGCGGCGCATCGAACAGCTCGACCGGCGCGTCAACAACACCGTGCGTGAGGCGCGTGTGATCGAGGTCGATCCGGCCAAGGGTCTCGTCAAGGTCGAGGCGCACGGCCTGAAAAGCGGCTGGGCGCCATGGACCGAGCGCGCGGGCGCGATCCGCACCTGGACGCCGCCGGCCGTCGGCGAGCGCGTGCTGCTCGTTTCGCCGACCGGCGAGCCCGGCCAGGGCATCGTGCTCGCGGGCGGCTATTCCGACCAGTTCAAGGCGCCGAGCGAAAACAAGGACGAGCACGTGCTGGAGGTCGGCGACCTCAAGGTCACGCACAACAAGGAAAAGACGATCATCGCGCTCAAGGACGGCGGCAAGTTCGTCGCCACCAAGAAAATCTCCAAGCTGAAATGGAAGAAGGACCTCTGGCTCGTGCTCGACGGCGAGAACACGCGCATCGTCGCGTCGCATCCGGTGATCGTCGCCGACGATCCCGATCCACACTGAAAGGCAGGCTCACATGAAGACCTACGAAGTGCTCACCGAAGGCTGGATCAACGGCAGCTATTGCCGCAAGGGCGAGCGTGTTGCGATGCCCGCCGATTCCGCGAAGTGGCTCATCCTCGGCGGCCAGATCAAGGAGGCCGAAGAAGCCGGCGCGCCCGCGGCCGGCCCGGCAAGCCCGCTCGATCATGACGGCGACGGCCGGCCGGGCGGATCGAAGCCCGCGGGCGAGCTGCCGGCCGACATCGGCGCGGCCGCGCTCGCTGATCTCGGCGAGCGTAACGCTATCGACTTTGCGACGCTGCGCGCGGGCGCCCAGCGCTTTCTCGGCGCCGACACGCCGTCGCGCAAGAAAGACATCATCACCGCGCTGCGCGCACTGGCGGCCGGAGACTGAGCGCGATGCAGGGCAGCTCGGCCGAAAACTTCGCGTCGCTCGACGGATGGGCACACGTCGTGCAGTCGATCCGCGACATCCTGACGACGCCGGTCGGCTCGCGCGTGCTGCGACGCGACTACGGCTCGCAGGTGCCGGCGTTGCTCGACCGGCCGATGAATGCCGAGACCACGCTCGACTTCGTGATCGCGACCGCCGACGCGCTCGATCGCTGGGAGCCGCGCGTGCGGCTTGAACGTTGCGTGCTCGTCGAAGCGGACGTCGCCGGCCGCGGCGCGCTCGATCTCGATCTCGTTTACCTTGAAGACGGCCGCAATGTCACGGCGAGGATCGCGCTGTGAGGCAGCCCTCCACCATCAACCTTTCGCAATTGCCGCCGCCCGCGCTGATCGAGGCGCTGGACTCCGAATCCTACGTCGCGGCCGCAATCGCCGACTACAAGGCGCGCTTTCCGGACTTCACGGCCGTGCTCGAAAGCGAGCCGGTGATCAAGCTGATCGAGGTCTTCGCCTATCGCGAGACGCTCCTGCGAAACCGCGTGAACAAGACTGCGCTCGCCACGCTGCTGGCCTTCGCGGTCGGCGCCGATCTCGACCAGATCGGTGCGTTCTTCGAGTGCGAGCGCATGGTCATGACGCCGGCCGATGGCGAGCAGCCCGCGATCATGGAAGACGACGAGCGCTATCGCCGCCGCATCCAGCTCGCGCCCGAGGCTTTCTCGGTCGCGGGTCCGGCCGGCGCCTACGAGTATCACGCGCTTTCGCTCGATCCCTCGATTGCCGACGTCCACGCCTATTCGCCCGCCGAGGGCCGCGTGCAGGTGGTGCTCGCCGGTCACGACGGCGCGCCGATCGCCGACGCGGTGCTGTTCGCCGCGCTCGAAACATTCCAGCGTGAGGACATCGTGCCGCTGACCGACGTCGTCACCGTAATGCGCGCGGTGCGCGTCGATTACGTCGTCGAGGCGACGCTGCTCTTGCGCCGCGGTCCCGACCCGCTGGCGGTGCGCGCCGAGGCATTGGCGCGGCTCGCGGCCTACGCCGCCGGGCGCTACCGGATCGGTGAGACGGCCTATCGGCACGGCATCGTCGCTTCGCTCACGGCCGGCGGCGTCGAGAACGTGACGCTCACAAGCCCGCCCGCCGACGTCGCGGCCGGCGACAGACAGATTCCCTTCATGACCGCGAACGCGGTCGAAATCGTGGTGGCGTGATGACGCTCGCGATCGATTACAGGGACCATCTGCTGCCACCGAACGCGACCGACGCCGAGCGCGCGCTCGCGACCGTCACCGGCCGTGTCACCGCCATCCCGACGCCGATCGACATCGTCAAGCGGCCGATGCAGACGCCGGCCGCGTTCCTGCCGTTTGCGGCCTGGGAATATTCGGTCGACGTGTGGAACGAAGACTGGCCGCAAGCGCGCAAGCGCGCGGTGACGCAGCGCTCGATCGCGCTGCACATGCGCAAGGGCACCGCTTACTGCATCCGCGAATATGTGCGCTACGCGGACGGAGCGGTGCTTTCGATCGAGCGGCCGCCGATGAAGACCTTCTCCGGTCCTTCGCTGACGCGCGAGGAGCGCGAGCGCTGGCTGTCCGGCCTGCCGCAGGTGCGCGTCTGGCGCATGCGCGAGAGCGCGCCCGCAAGCGCGTTCAAGGCGTTTTACGGCGGCTATCATGCCGGCCGGCGCTCGTTCTTTGCGGACACCGCTGCGGTGCCCTCGACCGCCTTGTCGCGGCTTCGCCGTCGCGCACGCTGGGTGGTGGACGGCGTCGAAACCGAGACGCGCGTGAGCGAGTTCGGCTCCTACTTCAGGCTGCATTTTAGGAGCGTTGAAGGCCGCCGCGCGTTCAGCGGTCGCTGCTTCGGCCGGCGCCACTTCATCCCGTCCGACGCCTGGCGCCGGCTCGTCACGATCCAGCCGCAGCCGCGTCTGGCTTGGCGCTCGGCCGCAGGTCCAACCCTCACACCGGTCAATGCGGAGCCCGAGCGCGTGAAAATCGGCGGCCATCGCGGCCGTTCGGTCTTCTGCGACCTGCCGATGCGCGCGGGCTTTCACGTGCCCTCGACCGCACGCTTTCGCATCTTCGCGCGCTATGCCGTGCACGACGGCCGGCGCGTCGCGCGCCGCTCGCCGGTGCAGTTCATGGGCGTCGGCCGCTATGGCTTTCCCGCACACACCGCGCGGCTGCATCTGTCGGTGCCCGGCCGGCGCTCACCTTTTGCGGCCGGCGCAGGCGTCTCGCTGCCCAAGGCACGCTTCTGGATGCCGCACGATCGCTCGCGCCTTGAGCGGGTGCGCCGCGCCGTGCAGTCGGCCAAGCGGCTGTCCGACAAAATTCTGCTGGTGATCGGCCCGCGCGCGCGCTTCGTCGCCGGCCAGCCGTTTCTCGCAGCCATCGACAAATTCATCATCGGCCGTCCGTAGGAGCAGGCAATGGAAAAGCAGGTTATATTCAGGGACTATCAGGAGCAGCAGGCGCAGGACCACGCCGACCTGCAGGCGTTCGCGCGCGAGGCGCTTGAGCACGTCGTCAACGACGCGGTGACCAACGCGCGCCGCTTTGCCGGCTTCAGCGTGGTGAAGACCGCGCAGACCGAAGTGCAGGTGCAGCCGGGACGCTTCTACGATGTGGCCGGCGTGGTCTATGGGCGGGCGAGCGTTCTCACGCAGTCTCTCACCACGAGCCTCGCCGCCGCCGCCAAGCGCATCGTCTCCGTGTCGGTCTATGGCACCGAAACCGAGACCGATGTCGAGGAGCGTGATTTTCTCGTCAATGTCGAAACGGGGCTGACCGAGCCCGACGCGGTTGCCACCGTGCGCTCGCGCGATGCGGTGCTCGTCTTCACGGCCGGCGCCGAAAGCGCCGATCCGCAGCCGCCGGCCATTCCCGCCACGCACGTGGAGATCGCGCGCCTCCTGCTCGACACGATCCAGATCGTCTCGGTCACGATGCTGGAACAGAACCGGGTTGTATCCACGAAGGAGCTCGACGACCGCACCGACAGTCTGGAGGTGTTCCGCGACCAGATCGGCCCGCGCGTCTCTTCGCTTGCATCCGATCTCGCTGCGCTGGCCAACTCGCTGCGCAACAAGGGCGAGGCGCGCGGCCTCGTCTCGCTCTACCAGGACGTCGCGAGACTGAAAGAAAAGCTGTCGGTGCCAGACGACGCGGCCGATTACGGCGCCGATCACTTTCTCGACGGCGACGAAAGCGATCTCGAAGACGCGCAGGAGCTTGGCTTCGACGCCACCGTCGAGGAGGGCCTGCGCTTCCCGGCGGCCAATATCGCGGAGTTCGAAGCCGACATTTTCTCGGCCAACGATCCCAACGCCAACCTGCAGGGCGGCCTGCTGCTGCCGGCCTTCGACCATGCGCTCAAGCTGAGCGTGTCGGAGTTTCACTCCGATATCGGGCTTGCGCAGTTCGGCTTCCACGAACACGCGATCGTCCAGCGCACCATGTCGCGCCAGCGCATCCGCTACGGCGACTGGTTCACGGTGCCCTCCAATTCAAGCCTGTGGTGGTCGGGCGAATACGACCCGATCGCCGGCCTGTTCAAAAAGGATGGCGAGACGTTCGAGGTGATTGGCGACCCGATGACCGAGCTGCCGCCGATCCCGACGCTGGTGTCGGTCGTGCGCCTGCGCCAGATCTGGGTCGACACCTACACCGAGCCCTATTGGGATCACGTCGTCGTCGAGCACCCGGTCGTCGGCGCACAGATCGCACAGACGTTCCTCGTCGCCAACGACATGTGGCTGACCCAGATCGGCTTCTGGCTGACGGTCAAGGCGGCCAACGAAGCGGTTGCGGTCACGCTCTGCGAGGTGACGAACGGCGTGCCCGACCTCTCCAAGGCGATCCTGCACCAGAGCGTCGCACACGGCGCGCTCGTCGTCGGCGACTGGACGCGGGTGAGCTGCATGCCGACCTTCCTGCAGTCCGGCCGCCGCTATGCGCTGGTGCTCACTGCGAACGCCAACCACAAATTCGGGATGGCGCACGGCCAGACCTATCTCGACGGGACTTTCTTCTATTCGACCGACGGTGCCTATTATCAGGGCGATCTCACCAAGGACCTGATGCTCGAATTGTGGGGTGCGAAGTTCCGCGCTCCGCAGGTGACCGTCGAGCTCGAAGCCCTCAATCTCGACGGCGGCATGCGCGCGATCGATCTGCTCGCCGCCATGATCGTGCCGGCGTCCTGCGCTCTGGTGTTCGAGGTGCGGCCGGCCGGAGCCGGCGCCTGGATTCCGCTCACAGCCGACACGCTCGGCGCGTTCGCGGGCGCCCCGCCGCTCGCGCACTTCCGCGCCCGCTTTGTCGGCACGCGCGACATCCAGGCGGGTGTGCGGCTTTCGTCCTCGCGCGTGCGGCTGACGCGGCCCAAGACCGGGCTGCGTCACGTTTCGACGGAGATCACGCTGGCCTCGGGTTCAGACGACATCTACGTCAAATACGTGCTGGAGAATTTCGACGACACGCCGCACGACTTCACCGCGACGCTGCGGCACGGCGAGACGAACGAGACCGCCGACGTCGTCGAAACCAAGGTGCTGAGCGCAGACGAAAAGCGCATCGAGCGCACCTTCCGCTTCCAGCTCGCCGCGCCGATTACGGCCTTCACCCTGATCGAGGACGCCACCACCAATTCGGCGGCCAACGTGTTCCACGTCGCCGAGCGCGTCCACTGGTCGCTCTGATCGAAAGGACTTAACCGACATGGCTAAGAAACCGAGGACAACCGCCTTTGAAGCCGACGCGCGCTACCGCATCAAGGTCAACCGCGTCGTGCCGTTCGGCGCCATGAAGCTCAAGCCCGCGCACGATTACACGGTGACGGGGCGCGTCGCCATCGCGCTCGGCGAGGCGATCGAGAGCGCCGAAAAGGTCTGACGCGCATGCGCAGGTTCGAGCACTACAAGGTGCGGCGCGCCGACAATCTCGGCGATCCGGACTTCTGGAACAAGCGCTTCGAGGACCTCGACCTGCGCCTGGCCGCGGCCGAGCTCACCGGCGGCAAGATCGACGGCGCGATCGCCGAAATCCAGAGCGTGGCGCTGCAGCGGCTCAACGACACGCTGACGCCGATCATCAACGAGGCGCTCGACCGGCTGGCCAGCGTCGGCGCGCTGTTCGAGGCGGATTCCGCTTCCGAGGTCGAGGTCGGGCTCGGCGAGAAGACCTTCGTGCTCACCGAAAGCACACGCACCGGCTACGTCGTCACCGACTACGTCGTCATCCGCGCGGTCGACGACGAGGGCGCCACGATCGCCGCGCTGATCGCGCAGACGCTCGACTACGATCGCGCCGCCGGCCTGCTCACGGTCGACGTCACGCTGGCCGACGGCGAAGGCACCTACGATTTGTGGCAGATTCGCATCTCGGCGCCGCCGGACATCGAGCACGCCACCCGCACCGACAACCCGCACGACACAACTGCCGGCCAGGTTGGCGCCTACACGACGGCCGAGGTCGACGCGATCGCCGCGACGCTCACGACCGCGATCGCGGGCAAGGCCGCGGCCGCCGATCTCGCGGCCGCTGTGGCTGCGATCGACGGCAAGCAGGCGAGCGCCGAAAAGGGCCAGCCCAATGGCTACGCCGCGCTCGGCGCTGACGGCAAGGTGCCGGTCGGACAGCTGCCGGCGAGCGGCGGCGTTTCGTCGTTCAACGGTCGCGATGGCGAGGTCTCGCCGGCAGCGGACGATTATGCAATCGCCGACATTACCGGATTGTCGGCCGCACTCGCAGGCAAACAGGCGAGCGCCGAAAAAGGCCAGCCCAACGGCTACGCTTCGCTGGGCGCCGACGGCAAGGTGCCGGCCGGACAGCTGCCGGCGGCGGGCATCGCAACCGCGAGCGTTGGGCTCGTGGTCTCGGGCTCCGATGTCCGCATCAACACCGACAATGCCGGCGGCATCGGTTCGTACTGCGCTGCAATGACCGGTGCGTTTGTCGGCGCTGGCGCGACGATCGCCGGGTCCAATCTTTCGTGTGGTGGTTTCAGCACGAGCGGTTCCTGGTCCGGTGGCGGATCGCTTTCAGGCTCATGGCGCAACATGTCGGGCTCCGGCCTGAACGCTTTGCAAAGCGGGCTTTTCTTGAGGATTTCATAACATGGTCGAGCACACGTCGGTCGCACAGCCAAAATTCTCGAACGCGGAAGGTACCGCCATCGATTGCCTTGTCGGCTTCACGCACATCAACGCCGGTGAGCCGGTGCCTTTCACCGTCACCGCCGACGATCCCGAGCCGCACGGCCGCGCGCTATTTGCAGCGCTTGTTGCGGGCGATCACGGCCCGATCGCGCCCTACGAGCCGCCGCCGCCGGCCTTCCCACCGCTCTCGCCGCGCCAGGCGCGGCTCGCGCTCGCAGCCGCCGGCCGGCTCGACGACGTCGAGGCCGCGATCGACGCATTGCAGGAACCGGCGCGGACCGCAGCGCGGATCGAGTGGGAATACGCGATCGAGTGGCGGCGCGACAACCCGACGCTGCTGCAGCTCGCCGCCGCGGTCGGACTGACCGGGACCGAGATCGACACACTCTGGATGCAGGCAGCCGCGCTATGAGCCTGACAGCTGACAGGGTTAGACGCATTGCACGCGGACGGTACCGTCCGCGCGGCGAAAACCGGATCACGCCAGACCAGCC